GATGTGCCTGAAGTGCCAGCAGTTCCTGAAGTTCCGGAAGTTTCGGATTCACCAGATGTACCTGCTGTACCTGAGGTACCAGCTGAACCCGATGTACCCGCGGTACCTGAAGTGCCTGAAGTAGTTGATTCACCAGATGTACCAGCTGTACCTGAAGTACCTGAAGAACCAGATGTACCAGCTGTACCTGAAGTTCCAGAGGTTTCGGATTCACCATTTGTACCAGCCGTACCTGTACTTCCAGCTGTACCAGAAGAACCTGAAGTTCCGGATGTGCCTGAAGTACCGGATGTACCTGCTGTACCAGAGGTTCCAGCGGTACCAGATGTACCTGCTGTGCCCGAGGTTCCAGAGGTGTCTGCTATACCATTTGTACCTGAAGTACCTGAGGTTCCTGAAGTACCGGATGTACCTGCAGTACCTGCGGTGCCGCTTGTACCACTAGCTCCTGAGGTACCATCACTAACATCAGCATATTGAATTAATCCTGAGGTAGGATTATAAGTAACAATATATTGAGGATTAGATTCAAGAGGTAAGGTTTCAAATAAAATTGATCCTGAAACATCTAAAGAACCAGTAATGTTAACTGAAGAGGTTGTAAAGGTTGCTACTTCTTGCCCTTCAACTTGTAAGTTTAAAGAGCCACTACCTATTCTATTAATCCCGTTAGGATCATTACCGGTGTATTTCATTACTATTAACTAATTTCTAATACAGATACTACTATGTCCGCTGAATCAGCTACTGATGATTCTAAAGTAAGATAATCCGCGGGTTCTAATACTACTTTTTGTTCACCACCTACTAACACTAAATTAGAGCCTGGTGAAATTAAAGCGTTTTTTACTAAAAAAACATCAGTAGAGGCACTATCATCGTATATTTTAACACTAACTGATATGTTTGAAGATTCAACGTTTGCTACAGAAATTCCTATCACTGTAGAAGTTGTTAAAGCAGGAGTGGTGTAAACAGTAGTTTCTGTTACACCAATTGAACCTGATATACTATTTTTAAATGTATTTGCCATTTTATCCTAATGCTATTGCCATTGCTATGGCATTATCAATTACGTTGATTCCGTCAGAAATTATCGCACCTGTTGTTTCTAATGAACCTGTTACACGAAGAGTTGAACCATCAAACGTTAAGTTTAATTGGGCCGAACCTGTTTCAGCGTTATTATTAGCTGTAATAAGTCTATAATCAGCAGCATTTTCAACTACAAAGTTACCTCCTGCGTCTTGTATTACTACAGTTACATTATTACCATTAAATGCCTCTAAAGTAACAATAGAACCACTAAAATTAATTTGAGTAACGTTAGATTTAAATAAGGATCCATTAGAGTAAATGTCTAAAACACTCCCTTCACCGGATCCCTGGAAGCTGCTAACAGAGACTTGATCTAAAAATCTTACATTACTTGCCATTACTTATAAATATGTACGCTTTACAATTAAGGATTTTGAAGAGCCTGAATTGTATCATTAGCTGCAGCAAGTTGGGCTTGTAAACTTGCTATTTCTTCTAATAAAGCTTCATATTCTAAGTTAGGAGTAAAATTAACACTAGAACCTTGACCTCTTCCTTGGCGAGCTATGTATTGATCTGCGCCTAGTGTTCTAGTAGTATCGGCGTTAAATCTTCCTGATCCATCATCAATAACAGGAATGTTAGGATCGTATACTAATGGATCATTTGTAGCTTCTACTGAAAATATAAGTTTAGCTTTATTTCTAAACTTTTTAAGAGAACTTACATTATTTTGTATAGTATTAGGTATGATGTATCCAAATAATTTGATATCAAAAGTACTTCTTACTACTCGAACATTATCTTGAGGAACCTCTGTTACAATATTAAATGAATCAATAGCCGCCTTAAACTGGTAACGTTGTGGATTACCCCAATATGAGTCTGAAGCATAGTTGATTGCTTCTACTATACCATTTAATTGTTCTACATAATAAGTATAAACCATACAAGAATAAGTTACAGTAACATAGTCTGGAATGGTTACAGCATAAAATTGTTCTTCGGGGATGCGGTTAGTAAGTACGTTAAAATTTGAATAAAAATTTTTAGTGTCGTACTTTTTTTTCATTACCCCATATAAATTAGGGTAATTAGCATCTAATTTATTTCCTATATTTCTATTTTTTTCAATAGAATTTCTTTTAAACATGATAAGTGGGGCCATAATAGCACCGTTCTTATCTTTGTAGTACCCATCGCGTTGAGTAGATTTCCATCTTTCAGGTGAACCATATATTACAGGTACCTCAATTCGATTACCATTTTGCATTACAAAGGGGCGAATTACATTCTGGAAATAGTACATGATGGCTTCATCGAGATCCTGAATGCCAACTGTAAATGGTTTTACTGTGTCTCCCTCAAAGCTATCTTGTAAAGAACGATTAGGACCATTAAAATTAGGATTAGCTAAATTAGGATTTCCTAATACAGAATTATTAGCACCTGATAAATCATTGCTAAGTTCCTGTTGGGTTTTTGGGATAGGTTTTCTTGACTGTGCCATTACATTCTTTCTAGAGTTATACCAACCTTATCAGCGGGCACATATGTTGTTTGACATATAATAGATTGGTTCCACCCAAATTCTTCTAAACCAGGGTTCCATAAAGGATCAGGTAAAGGATAAGTTACACCTGAAGGGTTTGAAGGTTGTGGTTTATTAGGATAATCCGGGTCTTTACCAACGAAGAATTGGTTAGCATTAGTTCCAGTGACCTCAAAATAAGCTGTTTGATAATATATTATATCACCGACTTGAGGCACTAAGTTAGCTCCATAGATGGTATCTTCGTTATAGTCTTTTAATTTATCTAAAAGATCATCTCGCAAAAATCTAAATACGGGTTTCCAATTAAAATCTACTCCTAAATCATCAGTTGACCATTCTTGAGTGGGGTTTTCAATTACTGAATAGAGTAAAATAGGTCCGTCATAAAATTTAGCTTCAGCCGCCTCACCATACATGTTAAAGTTGGTTTGGCTAAGTCTAAGTTTAAAAAACGCACATTGTTGAGACATAATATTTCCCATCAACTCTCGGTTGACGTATCTAAACATTGAAATATCTCTAGCTTGCCCGTATAATGCCATTACCCAATAAAGATTGTCATTGGAGTTTTATTTAACTCAGTTTGTGAAAAATCTGCTTCTGCTGCTCTTCTTTCTAACATACTTTTTCTTGACGTTTCATCAAAATAGACTCTAAGTTTTTCTATAAGAGCATCTTTAGTAGTTTGAGCAGATGATATTAAAGTATCACCGTTTAAGGTTACTTCAGCACCTGGGATAGGTACGGTTGAATATTTGTTTCTAACATATCCTAACATTTCTTTAGTAATAGCTAAAGTATATTCAAAAATCCAAGCACGTCCTATTGAATTGATTTGTGAATAAACTGGGTTAGCATATGGAACGTTAGATACATTGGTTACATACCCACTACCGCTTACACCACTTCCTGAAAGAAGTGAATCCTCTAAACGCTCATCTTTAAGTAAGTACTGGAACCAAAAGTGAACACCAGTATCGTATTCAGTAGGGACTGGGAATATTCTTAATTTGTTGTTGATTAACTCAAAGCTAAAGGCAGATCCTAAAATAGTATCTGCTAATTCTACTTCTTGAATAGCTCCTACGTTATATGAAAGTGGGGTAACAAACCAGTTAGTTCCCATTCCGTAACCGGCAACACCACCTAAACCACCAAAGAAACCACCCCAACCAGCACCTAAACCAATACCACCTCCGTAGTAGTAGTCTGCTGAAGCAGGGACACCTTGGTAGAATACTCGTTTAATTTCAAGTTGACTGCCTGAAATTCCATTAGATTGGGCCCATACATCTAGGTCATAGTCTTGAATTGAACCTGTTAAAATAACAGATCCAGAATACCAGTTTACATTACCACCTACACCTGCTTCTGTTCCGTATTGTTCTGAGATACGGATAACGTTGCCCATATTAGGGGTAATTTGGGTATTGTTTAAAACAGGAGTAGAAATAGGTAGACCCTCCAAGTTAAGCATATTTTCTCTAACTTGATAGGCATACAATTCGTTACCATAAACTGTTATTGCTTCTTCAAAAGCACTCCAAAAGTTTATATCTTGTAATTCAACGTTTTCAATAGGCCATCCTAATCTACGGGCACAGAATGTTGTTACTTTATTAGCATCAGTCTGGAAGTCTACATCGTAATCATAGAATCCAAAAGGAGTAGGGGAGCTACCAGTACCTTGGTTATAAAGATACAGTGACTGAGAAAAGTTAGAGGTACCACTATATATGGGAATATTAGACATGCCTTTTTGTTATAAATATCAAAAAAGCTTAGCCTCGTCTACCGCTTGATCCTGAAGTGGTTAAGTTAATACCTTGTTCAGCAGCATCATCATAGTATGATATAAGATCCTCTACAATTGGGTGACGGTGGTTTGTCTTAAGAGAAATAGCACACAAGTCTTTAATCTTTTTAGAGGCTGTATATAAGAATCTAAAGCCGGATTCACGCTTGGATTTTAAGTCTACTTGATTATCGTCCCCACAAATGATCATTTTTGAACGTAAACCAAGTCTGGTTACAATCATTTCCATTTGCTCGTGT